ACAGATCCGCGTTGCCCGGTATCGTCAATTGCCCTTCATACGCACCTGATTTTACTATCTCACGCAATCGTTGCTTAACGGCACCCTGGGCGCTTGCCGCAGATGGGAACCACCCCGGTAAGCATACTACCTCTTCGCCTGATCCTGCAACAACTTTTTTTTCACATGCCTTTTTTATATCCCACCAGTAAGCTTCAACCCGTGTTGCGACATTGTTTTTGATAATAATACTACCGGAGGAAATCTCCGATTGCTTAATAGTAAAGCTTGTTTTTTCCGTGTCGCAAATTATGATCGTATTATCCTTAATGACTATTATGGCGCCATGCGTTGCCGCTAGTCTTGTAATGAAAGAAGCATCGCTTTCGTGCGTTTGTTCAGCGTGATCAATTTGTAGCGATTCGAAGGAATATTTTGTTTTCAATCCATTTTCGGAAGCAAGTTTTTTGACGACACTTTCGAGAGTTGTTTTTTCAAACGTGCGGTTCTTGCGCTTCTTTAGTGAGGCAGTAAGATCAGCAGACTTTGCTCGGATTGTCATGCTGTTTTGAACACAATCAAGCTGCCTTTCGTCAATGATAAATTCTCCCATAAACGATGTCACATTATCATATCCCATATGAACGCGCAACTTAGTTTTGAATGCCGGAAGATCCGCTTCTGCGGCTATCACAATTTCACACATATCGCTGGCGGTCCCTATCTCGTCATAGACCGATATCGACATCAAATACTTATTCAGTTTGGTCGTTACGTCAGCGCCATCGGCTTCTATTTTAAACGATGGAATCAATCCCACAAGCGTTCCTCGATCGGTGTTTTTTCTACTACATCCGGTATGAGGATGTCGATGCCTGCCGGTATGATTTCGTAGAGGGCAAGTCCGGGGTTAAGTTCGAGAATTTCCGGTACGGCGTCAACGTTTTTGAAATAGGCATAGGCGATACGATCGATGCGATCGCCGTCATTACTTCTGTATATTTTCGGCATATTCTGCAAGCTCCATCGTGAAGTCAATCTGCTGCGCTTTCCCATTATCAAGCAATAGGTCGTGATCGAAATTCAGAGACAATACGACATAGTCACCGAGCACTTCTCCGGTACCGGAAACAAGCGGAAGCGGTTCGGTTTCTAAGGCTAAAAACTCTAGGTCGGTTCTTGCCGACAAGCCTTTCCCCGTGGCAGGAAACAATGTCCCGGATATCGATAGACGGCGTTCTTCCATTTTCGATAATTGCCATGCCGGGTAGTTGCCTGCACGTTCCATTCGTGACCATCCGGTCGTAATAGATTCGCGTAATTTTTGATACGCGGTATCGTCAAGCGAAAAGGTGAAATCACCCAAGGAAAGCAGCATCAGTGATCACTCTCCTTTGATTGATTTTTGCAATAGTATTAATTTCTCTCACCACAGCTTCAGCAATGGTTTTTATGTTTTTTGTATCGATCGATTGCGTCGTTATAGTAATGTTCACATTTTGAATTGTGACACCGGATGCAGCATTGTTTTTGCTTAACGGACCAACGGAATTTTTCGTGTCGGCGAACGATTTCGAAACGGTATTTTTTAGATCGGGCGCGGCTTGTTTTACGCCAGTCGAAATCGTTGTCATGATACGTGTACCTGAAAGCGTAAGATCAGAAAACGGGCCTTCTTGAGCGTCTGAAAACGGCATCAGCTTTCTCACTTTTTTGAACGCAGACTTCACTGTGTCAAACAGTTTTGTTGTAGCCGCTTTAATGCCGGCGATAAGCGTGCCGATGATCCTTTTCCCGGATTCAATCCAGTTGATTGTTTTAAAAAATGTTGTAACTTTTGAGAATGCATTCTTGATAATCGACAATGGCGAAAACGAACGGATAAAGTT